AGAGGCAAACCTATGATATGTACAAGGCTTGTAAGCTTTGGAAGAGATGTATCGATAGTGGAGTCTATCCAGGGTATTCGGACGAAGTCACACAACTCGATACTGAGAACAGGATTAACATAATGAGTAATCGACTGACCATAAAGGGCTGTGCTGAACACTTTGGTGTGAGTCGTAACTTTATCTATTATTCGATTTTGAAATCGTACAAGGTGGATTGTCAGTTTGTTGGGAACAGACGGATGTTCGACATTGCAGACATGGCGAAAGCGATGAAGCAGTACAACACGAAAAGAGTACAGGAACATAACGAAAAAACTAAGAAAAGGAGATTGGCAAAGAATGAACATTGAAAGAATGGAAACAGCATTGGCGAACTCAGCGAATGCGTTGGGTAAGATTAAAGGTGGAGATGATAATTTGGTACATGCAGTCCATGTACTACAATGTGTATGCGTACAAATCGTGGCACACTTGAAGGGTGAGAACCTGGACTGCGTGGCTGAACCTGGTGAGTGCATACATTTCGAGGAAGATTGTTGCCAAGGAGGTGAGGAATGAAGCTTACCATAGGCATAGACCCCGGAAAGAGTGGGGGCTATGCCATTGCGTGGGGCAAAGGTCAGATTGATCTGCATAACTTAGGGGAAGACTTTGAGTTCGTTGAACATATCCAGGACTTAAAGGACCATCCCGATGTGACGAGCATCGAGGCAGTAGTGGAGTTGGTTCCGCCCTTTGCTGGTAGGAACATACCTAGCTCAGTAGGATTCAAGCTTGGTAAATCATGTGGCTTCCTGGAGGGTTGCCTCCGTGCTTTGGGGATACCGTTTACCTTGGTCCGCCCCCAAGAATGGCAGAAAGGACTTGGTGGACTCAAAGGATTGTCAGGAGATAAGCGGAAAAGAGTACTAGCAAACCACGCCAAGCAGTTCTTTCCCGATGCAAAAGTAACCCTCAAAACAGCAGATGCGATACTCATATTGAAGCATCATTTAGCACAATGAAGACACAGAAACCATTTAAATTATGGCTAATAGATTGGGGTGACGAGGTTACCAAGGGAAGTAGATATGCAATTATATCATGCAATGAAAATAGCTACTCTCCTGGACCTACTGATCCATTCAAGATATGGACATCAATAGATCGCTACGCCGACCCCTCGAATGTTAAGTTCCGCCCAATTGGTACACACACGGATGACCCTGATTATCGTAGGTTATATATCGAGATAGATAAGGATAGTGCCTACCAACAATTGTGTGACGGTGACCCCGAAGATCCAAAAAAATGGTACACATTTAAGACTTACGAGGAGGAGTTTGAGACACAATGAGACTACCCGATATGTTGATCTATGGGTTCTGTTTTGTGGCCTCGATTGTGGGCTTTTTATGGCTCTTAATTGCTGTCGTTTGTGCAATGTTCGGAGGGTGAATATGAACGAAAAAGACCTCGAAAAAGTAGAGCTTAGACTCAAGATTCCTAAGTGGATAAGTGATACTTTAAAAGAGTATTGTGATACTTTTGGGACGAATGCCGTTTCCACCATTACTCCACTCCTGGTGGAGTATCTGGGGCATCCCTCGCGCATGCACGAAGTAGTCGTTAATTATAAATTAACTCCTAATATTAGTCGGGTTGCCACAAAACGAGGATCGACATCCCCGAAATCCAATAAGAAAAAAACGATGCATCCATTGCCCGAAGATTTTGATCCACCCCGTGAGATTTCTGAGGCTCATAATCTCGATCATGAGAAAGCGGTTATCGCGTTCACGGATTGGGCGGTAGCCGGAGCTAAGAACTACGCTGATTGGAATGCGACTTATCGTAATGCGTGCAGAAAGTGGTTACCTCAATATGCTGGTACGCAAAATACCTCGATCATCGAGAAAGTCATCTGATGGATTTCCATATAGCAGAAAAAGCAGTAATCTCCGCCTGTCTTCGCGATGAATCGGGTAGCTCGGCATCCAAGGCGATTGAACAATTAGTCTCTGAGGATTTCGTAACCCCGCTCCATACGAGAATATTCGATCTAATCATTGAACATTCTCCAATGAATGAAATCGATGTCGCGATTCACTCGCCCGGAGATGCATCCGATGCGATGGAGATCGCAAACTCCTATGGTGGTGGTTCGATTGATCGATACATCGATATCCTCGTGGAAGCACGGAACCTCAGAAGCGTGGACCGTGCAATCATGGAAGCCCAGGACGAAGTCAAACGAGGAAAGAGTGCGGAGGAAATCGCTGGTGGATTCAATACGAGAGTAGCCAAAGCGTTAGTCAAAGGGCGAGGACAAGTGAGGGTAGGGACTGCGGCCAACGAGGCTTATGCGGAGTTTCTCAACATCGATGCGGGTGATTCGTCAGCAGTAAGCACAGGATTCAACAAACTCGACCTAATCCTTGGCGGTGGTTTCCGTCCAGGTGCGTTGTATGTGATGGCGGCTCGTCCAGGAGTAGGGAAGTCAGCCTTCGCGGTTCAACTTTCTCACAGAATTGCAAAGCATGGGTTGCGGGTAGCGTATGCGAGTCTCGAAATGGGAGCCGCAGAATGTAGTGGACGATTACTTTCTCACGATAGTGGAGTTGCCCGTCCAAGACAGAAGGGAGATCTTACCAATGAAGACAGGAAGAAGCTCGAAGAATCAAAGAATCGAATGCGTGGATGGCCAATTACATTCAAGGACGATTCTTCTGCTACTGTGGATTCCTTCCGTGCGTTTCTCGCACAAGAGGTTATCCAAGGACAAGTCGGACTAGCGGTGATCGACTACATGCAACTACTCTCAGCACCTGGTCATGACTCACGAGTCCAAGAGGTTTCTCATATTTCGCGAGTCTTGAAGCAAACAAGTATGGAGCTAGATGTTCCGATTCTCGCCCTTAGCCAACTCAATAGGGCGTTAGAATCACAGAACCGGAAGCCAGCAATTTCCGACCTTCGAGAAAGTGGGTCCATTGAACAAGATGCCGATTGCGTATTTCTCCTATCGCGTGACGAGGATGACGGGAACCCAAGGAAGATACATTTCAATGTCGCAAAGAATCGTAACGGGGAATCAATGGCCACGAAGATGGACTTCTATCCCGCGAGCGGACGATTCAACCTTTCTCCCCCGAAACCTGTGCTGAATGATGATAAACCCATCAAGAAGGCATTATGGTAACTACATACGGACACAAAAGACCCCCTCTCGTTGCCAAGAAGGGGCCTAGGATTGATTTTGATGATTAAGATGATAAAACTATCACGCTCGAAAACAAAACGCTTTTAACTAGGGGTACGGGGTTGAGTCTCCTTTCTCTTGTTCCACCACGCGAAAACCTTGGGCGCTAATTTCATTGCCAGGAATACGGTAAGGCCAAGCGCGAGACGCGGGACCATGTCGTTGTCAGTTTGTTTCGCCATTGTGATAAATTCCGTTAAGTTCTCTCAGATATTCGTACTTAAACTTTTCAGTTTCCAAATGTCGCTTTTCCGCTTTATCGATTTCCTCGCTGGAATATCCATCTTCCATAAGTTTCTCGCGGTCATGCTTCATCGCTATACGGATGACTAAATCGTGGGCGCGTTTCTCTTCGCTCATCCTTCAACCCCATCTACTTTGGCGAGAACCTCTTGAATCATCGCATGCTCTTTCTCGTATCCGTAATTCTTCGCAAGCTCCATAGACTCCGCTAGTTCTTGCAGAACCTCGTACATATCCGGAGCCGCCGCGATCAAACGCGCGTTGGCGCGTGCTTCCTTCCATCCGTCCGTTGTGCGCGCAATCACGCTATCCTTCGTACCTACCTCGAAACGTAAACCCGTGCTTTCTCCTGGCGTGCAATCCTCGATTTGCCAAGGTCCGGGCGTGATTGTGGCGTGTTTCTCTTTTGTCGCTTCCATTATGCGTTCTCCTTTGTTTGCTGTTCAGCTAAGACTACTTGAGCAGTATACTTGGCCCTTTCCTTAAGGAAATATTCTTGGCTAAATTCATCGTCATCCGCCCGTGCTTTTCTTAGCTCCGCTTCAATATCCTTGAGCGCTTCAATCGCTTGCAAGTAGGTACTATTATCAATCGTTTTCATCGTTTTTCTCCTTTGTTATTAGTTGAATTGTAGTTCTGTTTGCCTTACTCGTTTACGCACTACGCGGGCCGTTTCACGGCCTCCGTTTCTCGTATCGCGTTGCATTGTATCCTTTGCCCGCGCTTCTCTTTGCTTGCGTGCTTTCTCGCCAATCGCGATTAGCTCCGCCAGAGCTTTCGGGAAAATATCGCTTGCGTGCTTCATGCCTATCTCCCTGTTAATTGTTTAAGTTTGATCCACGCCCCCACGATCAAGTAGGGACCCCAGAATATTGCTAGTAGTTGCAAGAATGCGTTCATGCTTCCACCTCCTCTAGCTCAAGGGTTTCTTCTAGCTCATCCCAATCGATCTCTTGTAGATTGAGCATGTCTGCGAGAATCTTGTCTGTTACAAGTTCACTATCTGCCAATTCGCGAACCTTGGATTCCAACTCGTCCTTGATCCAATCAAGATCGCATTTGTAACTTGGTTCGTACCAAATATTAATTAACCAAGTCGAGCGATTCGCCCATCCATTGTATGTGGTTTTGTTCATCGTTATTTCCTCAATGATTCGTATCCTCTAAGGGCATTTGATTTATCAATTTGATCTGTCATCAAATCAACCATCTGGCCTATTCTTCTGATTTTCATAATCAGATTTGCTTTGGTTATTTTATCTTTTTGAATTTTAGCTAAATCCACTAGATCAAGTATTAACCCCTGGGAGATTGTTTTGTATTCTTCTATAACTCCGTCAATGTCAGACAATTGATTAATATTATACAATTCATCCGCCCGTTTTATTTTGTAAGCCAATTCCGCTAAGCGGTTTGATTTTTTTCTGTACTCTTTCATATGTTTTATGTTTTTCGGAAACTTGATTGTTCCCGATGGATGAGAACACAAAACAACACAAACGACACCATGTCAACACCAAAACAAATATTTCTTTAAACAAAGCTTGAACCCCGCATAAATAGAGACCAAAAATAATAAAAAAAAATCAGGATCCCAAAAACCTAACCCATTAAGGCATACTACCGGTCAAACCATCCACCCGCCTTGATGCACCCCAATTTACCCCCTTAAAACCCCTTGAAGGCCATCTGCCCCCTGGATTCAATCAAAAGTAATCCATATGTCTCCACCCCCCGCTATGTCTCCGGAAATTACAACCAGTCACAAAAACAATTCTCTCGTGTACGCATACACGAGGCAATCGGATATCGAAATTTTCTCCCCTCGTGTACGCATACACGAGAACGAACTCACGAATTTGCCTTAGTGTTTTTCCTTAATCGATTCAACACAGTAAAAACAAATTTAATCCAACTACACCAAATATACCAAATAGATTAAATGCTCCGGTTGTACCAATCACACCAAATACACAAACACATCAAATACACTAAACACGCTGATTGGATCACATATACCAACTGCACTAATTACACCAAATTCATTACTGATAATAAATACACCAAATACACTAAATAAGGTGCATTGGATAACACCAGGCAAACAAACCAAATACACTAAATGCTATAAGTACGGATTTACACCATCCGGGTTGTGCGGTCTCTTTGAGGATCGCTAAAATTCGCT